TTTCAAGGTAAGACCGTAGCGGGATTCGACTGCCTGCGACCTTGCTCCGTTTCAGTTTCGAAACGGCAGGTATCGCAACGTCTAACGTGCCGCTAAGCCATCGCGCGCAGTCTCAACCAGACATCCCCGCAAGTGAGCGGGGATCGGGACACTGCACGGATTTTCAAGGTTCGATGTTGCGGTGTTACAGCTGCAACCTAGCACAATTTCAACTAGTGCCGCATAGGGAACCGTCCGCAAGCTCGCATACGGGGAAACCACGTAAGCGCTTGTAAGCGATTCTAAGCTCGTCTAAGCCGTCCGAATGATCTAGGCCAGGGAAACGCTCCGATGGCGTGAGAATCGCTTATACGGCCTTGCAGAGGGTCAAGAGCAGAATCCCCTAGCAGCGCTGAACATCCCACAAGCTCCACGTAAGGCTTTCTGACGCGACGTAGGCGCGGTGAAGGTACTCCATCAGGGGATTTCAGAATGAGGCTTAGAACGTCTTACAGCGCGCCGTAGAGGCATTCCTACGCAAGGGATCGGCTATGCCAGCCTAAGCCAATTTCAACCGATGGCTAATCGGCCAGTCTTGCATCGCCGTCCATCCCGAAACCCCTAGCGCGAAATCTCAAGCCGATGCAAGCTCGCGGAAGTGAGCAGTAAGAAAGAAACGTAAGGGATCGTTGTGCGTGAGGTTGGGTGGTGTAGTACGGTTGTGTTTTGTTGTTTCCTAGGCCAATCAAAGCTTTGGGCCTATGTCAATTTCAACTAGCCCAATTTTATTGCGGATGTCCCTGTATGCGCAGCTGATTACATGTAATGTAGAAACGCTGAAATAGCCCAAGGTGAGCAGGTACTTACAAAGAATGTTGTGGGCGCAAGTACCGGGAATTTCAGCGGTGTTACAGAGGGGTGAATCAGCGCGGGGGCTATACGGCACACTGCGCATATCTGATTGTAGGCATATAGAAGCCCAGAAGCGTGTTTGACAGTGCTGTACCGGGTTTGATAAGGATACATTCCAAAGAGTGATTGATTCCCGCGAGAATGGGTCTGGATGAAAATTGACATTATCGGATGAAATACGGCACAAGGTGGATCTTGTCACCGGCAACGTAGTTGCCAGTGATGAGGAACGAGAGATTCTCCGCCGGGGGGATTCTGTGCTGCTCAGCGTTCTGAAAACGGGTTATAACAAGAAGGGAAGGAAGATCACTACCGTCTATCAGAACAAGCCTGCGCAGCCGTATCAGAGGCTTACCAAGCGAGAGCGTGATGTGGCAAAGCTGATCCTGCAAGGATGTAAGATTGACGAAGCAGCTGAAATCCTGGGCATCTTGCCTGGAACTGCTTATATCTATATGCGCGACCTCAGGATCAAGACTGAGGAACGATTTACATGGCGCGCAGCGCTGATGGCCTGTGTATGGGGATGGCTGGAAGACTACGCCAATTCACAATGAAAAGGTGTCCGCGCTGCAATCACGGCATGATCCATATCCACGCAAGCTGGTACTGCCCGAGATGTAATTTCAAGGAGGGATGTTGTGAAGGAGAGACGGGAGAAGATCGAGTGGACGATACAAACGTGCCCCGTCTGCGGCCAGGTAGGGATGTGTCCTAGCATCCCCGGCCCTTGGGTATGTGTGGCAGGATGTTACTACGTCGGCCCTAGCGTGGAGGATTACAACGATGAAAATAGTTTGGGCGATAGCCATATGCATAACAGCGTTGATGCTGACAGCAGTAGCGGTTGACGCGACTAGCTCGCAGACAAACAAGATCAGCAACGTCAGCCCTACTCTTACGAGTCTGGCCAAGAGAATTTCAAAGCTCGAACGACAAGTGAAGTCGCTCGATACCAGGCTCATCACTGCGCAGCAGGTAGCGCTGCAAGCGTACATGGGCATTCAGGGATTAGAGGATGCCGTCTCCAATCTGGACGCGAGAGTCAGCAAGCTGGAGATTACCGTCTTTCATCAGGGAAACCCGTGAGTTATTTCATGAAAGGAACGCTGTGCCCAAAGGTGTGATGACAGGGAATCCGACCAACATCGTCTGTTGGCTGCAAGGCGGACGCTATCACGATACCGTCTGGGGAATTTCATACGACCGTGACAACTTGCTCGATGACATCGAGATGTACCATTACGTCAACACGGAAGCAGAGAGACAAGGCGTCAACATCCTCGGGATTACAGAGACGTCCGTAGGCGACAGGCTCGTCACCGAGCAGTACGAGCTTGTCTACGCCCAGGAGCAGGCTCCTGCCTTTGCCGTCTATCTGGAAGAGACGAGCAAGCAGTGGAAGAAATTTCAAGACAACCCGGAGAAGTTCATCGGCAAGTTCAAGCGCAAGAAGGGATACGACTTGAAAGAACTCGATCCTGCCAAGCTCAGAGGCCCAGGCAGGATCGTCAATCTCGATCAGCCTCAAGGAGACGATGACGAATGATTACATACTGGCAAGGACTCGGAGCGTTTGTCTACACGGGAAAGAACCTTGGCATCAAGCATCTGGACAAGTTGAAATCATGTGGGTCACAACGTCCTTGGATCTGTCTCGTCATCTACAACGACGAGGTAGCCGGAGACAGCAACCGCTTCCTGCTGCCGGGAATCAAAGCCTGGTGCAAGGTCAGAGGAATTTCAGTCTTCGGCTGGTACAACGGTACAGGTGGTGATCCCTACGAAGACGCACGTGCAATTGCAGGATTACATACCAATCTCGCACTGGACGGAATCATCCTCGATCTTGAAGCTGCCTATCACTATCCCGAAGGCGATGCCAACAAGATGCCGTACATGCTCTCCGCTCTCCGCAAGCAACTGCCGACAGTTGAAATAGGAGTCTCGACCAACAGCATGAACTCGTCCATGATCTACAACGGTCGTGTGCTCACGCCCAAGCAGTCTTTCTATGATCTGCGAGTCCGCTGCCTGCCGCAGTGGTATAGCTCCTACTACGCAAAGAACGACAGTGAAAGGCCGCAGGCACAGATGCAATGGTTGAAGGCCAATGGTTCAAGTGATTTCAATTTCAGAGACGACAACGCCAAGACGACATCCTTCCGTGGCCTGCCGTTGTCTTATGTCCACGGCACGCTGGAAGTTACAGGACTGGAGAACAGCGACCTGGCTCAGGAGATTTCAGATTGTGTCGCTGCCAAGGTGTACGGCCTGACGCCCGGCATCTCCATCTACACACTTGAAAATACACCCGACTCCGACTTCGACGTGCTTGCGCGACACAAGGGTGAGATGTTCCTGTGAGCGTTGTGAGATTGACCAAGAAGGATCTTGAAATACTCTCGCTCTCTGCTCAAGGCTTGACATCACGTGACATCGCAGAGCAGACACAGCGATCCATCAACACGGTCAAGTCGCAGAAGAGCAGGATCATCAGAAAGCTCGATGCCAGGAACATGCCAGAAGCAGTTTTCAAGTCTGTTCATGAAATCGCAAAGTGGCGGGATGGCTGACCACGGCGAAACGGGCAAGATCGCTGACCCACTACAGGATTTCAGCGTGAGGAACACCATCCTCCCAAACGTGATGGTGCCTGCTCCTAACTTGTGACCGAGTGAACCCGTGTCCCGCCCATTCTTTTTCAGGAGGTCGTGTGAATTGGAAATTGCTATCCGACCGTGTGCGATGTCTTGCCGCTTGGCCGTTGCTCGTCGTTGGTACGCCTCTCCTGCTGGCAGCAAAGAAGCTGGGCGGTGAGGGAATACGCTACGCTCTAGCCGACACATGGGAGCAGCTTTGTGAAAAGGACGAACTCAAGCAGCCTAGGCCAGCAGCGCCAGAGCTTTTTCATGCACGGGACAGCCGACGAGGGTGAAGGCATGAAGAAGATCCACAAGCTTCCGCCTCTGGCCATCCCCACCGATGCCTGCTATCATGCTGGCCACAATATTTTCAGACATCTTCCCAAGATTCGCGAAGGCAAGCTCAAGGATTCCTGATGCCGATCAAGAATTACAGCAAAGGCGCACAAAAAGCTCTGGCCGCGATGCAGAAGCGCTACGGTGCAAAGAAAGGGAAACAAGTCTTCTACGCCAAGGCGAATGAAAAAGGTTCTGGCAAGACGATGATGCAGAAGGCCAACAGCATTTACAAAAAAGGTGCGAGGTATCCAGGCAGCACTGCAACGAAGACACGGAAGACGAAGACCAAGCGCAGACGGCGTAAGGTTTCTAAAGGTTGAGGCGGGTTCTCGATGCAGGTTATTTCATAAAACCCACGGTCGAGAAAGGGAGCGGCCATAGAGGCACGGACGAACGCTTTCTTTCCCGCCTCAACACCTTTCTGTAATCTAGACGCAGGCCGTTCTCCTCACCAGAGCGGTTATCGGCAAAGAGGGTCGGAAATTCGGCCCTCTTTGTTTTACGGCATACTCTCCGCGATGCAGGCAGAGCACTCAAGCCGAGAGCTAGCAGTCCTTTGAGTCCACAGGCGTTAGCGCCCAAGAGGAAGCGCAATTTCAGCGCTGTCCGCATTCTCTCCAGGCCCGATGAGTGGGCGGTTCAGATGGGATTGAGAGTGGATGGACGACCCTTTAGCCTCGAAGGCCGGGAGTTCGTGTCCCAAGTCATCCGCGACATGTCTCCTGAAATCATCATCCCCAAGGCTGCACAGATGTGCTTCACGGTGACGTTCCTGATCCGCAGCGCACACTGGATCACACAGCGCCGATGGCATCACTTGTATTTGCTTCCGTACAAAGCTGGCGCGATCCCGTTCGTGCAAGCTCGCATCGACCCGATCATCGAGTCCAACGCTCTGCTCAGGGATTTGTTCTCCAACGTGGACAACCGCCTGCACAAGCAGAGCAAGGATGCAATTTCACTTTATATCCGTGGCACGAACATCAACCGTGAGCTACAGGAAATTCCGGTCGATGTGGAAGTGTGGGACGAGCGTGACCGCATGGTCGAGGACAACCTCGATGACGCTCGTCACCGCATGGACGGGTCGAAGGTGAAAAAGCTGACGATGCTCTCGACACCGACAGTCCCCGGTCACGGCGTAGACGGCGACGATGCCTGGCATGCAAGCGACCAGCATTTGTGGGAAGTGCCGTGCCCGCACTGTGGAAGATTTCAAGTCTTCACGTTCGAGGAGAACGTGAGGCTGGGCGACAAGATCGAGGAGTCTGTCTTCGAGTGCTCCAAGTGCCACAAGGTAATTTCAGACAGACAGCGTAGATCGCTCAACATCGACGGACGCTGGATACCACAGAACCTCAACGGCGAGCTACGCGGCTATCACATCAATCAGTTCAACTCGCCTAGCCAGAACCTCAACGAGATTCTGCGCGACTATTACAAGGGCTTGTCCGAAGCTCGGGCGATGAAATCCTTCCGCAACAACAATCTGGGCGTACCGTATGTTGCCGAAGGCGATCAACTCACGCCTGAGCTACTCGACCGTTGCCGGGTGAAGGGACTTGAGCTTGGCGGCATTCCTGATGGGCCGGTGTTCGTTGGCGTGGACGTTGGTACCAAATTACATGTCGTCGCTCATACTCTCACCCGGCACGGTCATCGCAAAGCCTGGCAGTACAAGATTTTCAACGAGTGGAACGAGCTAGACAATTTCCTGCACAGCCTCGTTGCCTGGGTCTGTGTCTGTGATGCGCATCCTGAAAAGCGTGCAGCTAGAGACTTGTCGATCAAATACCCCGGCCGCTTCTGGCTCGGCTTCGAGATGGACAGGGATCAGACGGAGGAGCTTGCGCACTGGCACATACTCAAGCACGGCGAGGCTGGCAGAGTGGTGATCGACCGGACGATGGCGTTCGATACCGTCATCAATTTCTACTTGAACGGGAAAGTCATGCTGCCGATGTATGCGCGTGACCTCGGGGAACAAATTCAGAACAGAGATTACAACGGTTTCTACTATCACATGATCCAGCAAGCGAGAGTCGAGGAGGAAAATGCCAAAGGTCGTGTCGTTGCACGCTGGCAGCGGAACAGAAATCCAGACCACTGGCATCATGCGGACATGTTCTGTCAGATCGCAACACTGAAAAGTCCAGGCTTGCACATCCCTTCCGAGGTTCGTTCCGCTATGGGGGGCGGTTTTCATGGGGTATAGAAGGCCAGAACAACGAGCAGCGAGCATCGACAGGCACCGTACACGCATCCGCCGCCAGTACCGCAAGGACGTTTCACGCGGCCGTCGTGTGCGTCTTGGCGAGCAGGAGCACGTCGTCAACCTCGTCGTGATCTTCACCATCGCTGGATATAACCCGACACAGATCGCACAGACTCTCGGCATCACCCGAGGCAAGGTGAAATTCTACCTCGACCAGCCGGAGACTGTCGAGTTGATGGACAGGATCCTCACCGGCTTGACAGCTGCCGCTCGCTCGCTGCTGGAAAGCTACAGCATTGAAGCGGTACAGACGATTGCCGATGTGATGCGAAGCTCCGACGACGACAAGATGATCCTGCAAGCTGCTTCTGAAATTCTGGATCGCTCTGGCTTGCCCAAGGCCAGTCGTACCGAGAAGAAAGTCCACCAGACTCGCGAGGAGCTTACGACAATTACAGACGATGGGATTGTCGATCAGCTGCGCGAGGCATCGCCGGAATTACAAGAGAAGGCTGCTGTGCTGGTAGAGCAGCTTGAGGGATTGCTGGCACAAGCCGCAGGCGAGACGGAGGAAGTCGATGAGCCGACTGACGACTAGCTTCAAACGTGTTGGCGAACAGATCGCCACGATCCCGAGCTATGCGATTGGGATCATCCCCGATTGGGGAATTTTCACATGGAATGGTCTGCGTTCGTCTTTCAAGGTTCTGGCTTCTCGCTTCTGGGGCGTACAGCCGACGTTCGACAACACCATCGTCAATTACGACATGGCGCGTCAGCTGTACCGCAACGACGGCAACGACTCCAAGCTTGGCTCCGGGTTCTGTAAACCGATCATCGACTTGGCTGTGGATTTCGTCGGACAGCCGTATGCGACTACCGACGACGAGGAGCTAACCGATTTCCTCAACACATGCCTGAAAGACTATTGGGGATCTGCAATTCGGGAGATGTTCCGAAATTCCATGCGCGACTCGAAGACGATCCTACGCTTGCGCCAGCCGGACATCAACGATCCGCTGATGACGATGGAAGAGCGCAGCTATGGGCATGTCGAGACTATCGAGCCTGAGCGTTGTGTGATTCAATTTCAGGAAGACAACAAGAATGTAATTACACAAGCGTACATCACCAGGCGTATGCTCATCACCGAGTCGGAGATTGACGTGCTCAGCAATGTGATGCCGTTCGAGCGTGAGCATGAAATCATGGAAATCATCACACAGGACAGCTTCACGTATTGGGACAAGACGGACATGCGCTGGATGGACGAGCTTGCGCAACCGAATTCATTCGGGATCGTTCCGCTGGTCGAGGTTTACAACGAGTACGACTCAAGCCTCTCCGGTGGCCAGAGCGATCTTGAAAGTGTGTATCCATTCGTGATGGCGCTTCACGACGTGATGGCTCAGAGCTTGATGGCACACAAATACCACTCGACTCCCAAGATCAAGTTCAAGCTGTCCGAAGTCGGCACGTTCATCAAGAACAACTTCCCCGATGCGTGGGATGAAAATACCGGCCGACTGATTCCCAATAGCACGCTGTCCTGGGATTCCAAGTCTGTCGTCTTCCTGCAATCCGACGAGGACGCTGGTTTCATCGAGGCCAAGTCTGTGCTCAACGATTCGCGTGAGCTAATGCAATTTCTGATCGACTGCATCTGTGTTGCCAGCGAGACTCCGCGCTGGGCATTCATGCTGGTCGAGGCAGGCAGTGCAAACCAAGCCAACAATGCACAGACTCTTCCGTTTGTGAAGAAGATTGAGCGCAAGCGAGCGCAGTACGTCAAGCCGTTGCAGAAGATTCTGAAAATGGTTCAGCACATCAACGGCTACCAGCTTCAAGTCCCGACGATCACGTGGGACGTTCAGCATCCAGAGCAGCTGGCGACATGGGCGCAAGCATTTCAATTCTTCATCATGTCGCTTGAGGTCATGGCGCAGCGTCAGATCATCTCCGACGATACCTATCGTGAAATTGTCAGCCAGTATCTACCGCAGATGGAGCGGCCTGACCAAGAAGCGCAGGATGCGACAAAGAATTTTGACGCGGCAGCAGCCCTAGCACAAACACAGGATGCGCCCAAGAACGCTCCGACCAGAGGCACGAATGGACGCGGTGATCCGAGGAACATTCCGATCACGCCAATTTCATCTGTGCCCGGACAAGGACAGAACGAATAATGAGGAGAGGACGTCCGGCAAAGCTTCGGCTCAAGAAGTCGTACAAGCGGAAGATGTACGGCGCAATTTCAAAGGGAGCAAAGTCTCCCAAGCAGATACCGGCCACGTTGGGCAGGCAGCAAGTCGCCAGAACGAAGGTGAAGAAAGGAGTGAAATAGTGGCGACGAAAAAGAGAAAGCGCAAGGCGCAGGCTCCCAAGGCTGGTGGTAAACGCCAGCCGCCTCGTCCCAAGTCACTGGCCAATCTTCCGCCTGGTCTGAAAAAATACTGGCAGTCGAAGGGGGTGACTTAGTGGCAGCGACGACTCGCAAGCGCAAAAAGAAAGCCGCGAGCACAGGCAGCAAGGCGAAATTGGGCTCCGGTGCTCGCTTCAAGGCTCTGAAAACCAAACTCGGCAAGCGCAAGGGAGTCAGCAATCCCGGAGCACTGGCAGCATATATCGGACGTAAGAAGTACGGCGCTGCGAAAATGTCGAAGATGTCAGCAGCCGGACGCAAGCGGAAAGGAGGCTAACAATTTCAGAGTTGTATCACGACCATACGAGAGAACTAGCCGCAATCAAGAAAGAGCTAACCGCGATCCGAAAGGAAATTCAAAAGATGAGCACACAGCTAGACGATCTGAACGCCGCAATTGCACAGCTGACCACGGATGCACAGGCAATCGCAACCGCAGTCAACGATCTGATTGCCAAGGTCGAGGCAGGAACGCAAGCAGCCGATCTGACTCAGGAAATTGCAGCGGTCAAGGCAGCTTCTGCATCGCTCGAAAGCAGTACAGCTAGTGCTGAAAACATTCTCAATCCTCCTGCTCCGCCGTCCTGAGAGGAAATAGATGCCACAGAGCGCAGAAGTCGGGCCGGTTACTCAGCGAGACGGTACATCGGGCACACAAGCTCCACGTCAAGTCACGACCAGCCCGCGCAAAGGGTCGAGCTTCATCGGAGTAACTGCACCACTCGGCCCACCACAGCGAATCGCACGATTCGCTCCCGATTCAGTCCACAAGGAAATTCATCAGCGAGCACCACAGTTCCACAAGCGATAGGAGGATCGTGACAAATTTCAATCGGGGTGTTCGCAAGACTCAGGCGATTCAACCGCTGGGTCTACCAAAGCGAACGACAGCTGGGCCAGCGCAATTTGCAGTCACTCGCGTTGGTATGCAGTCCAAGTACGGCGTCAAGAAGGCCAAGGCTCCCGGATCGACATGGCAATTTCCGAATAAGCTCGGAGGTTGAAAATGGCAAGAGCCAAACGAGTCTCGAAAGCATACGGAACCAAATTCCCGACCGAGCCAGTCCGTAAAGGTCTGCCGACTAAGGGCTATCGCACCAAGGGAGAGACGACTGGTGCGATGACACAACCCAAGACGGGCGTACAAGTCCTTACCGGCCAGGCAGCGCTGTATGTCGGTCGTCCGGGATTCGGTGGGAGGATCCCTGGCCCGATCGATGGCAAGGTGTCGGTCAAGCGTGTAATCAAAGTCGATCCGCGTGACGGACTTTCTCTGCCCGCAGCGGACAAATTCACCAATTCGCATGTGGATATTGTCGGGCCGGTCAATCCCAAGTCTGTAATTCAGCCGCTTCCGTCTCAGCCTGCTCCCTACGACGCAACTGGAGCACGGCTGTCAATCGCAACGCCGCGGAAGTCTCCTCCGGTGTTTTCACTTACTCCCAACAAGGTCACGCGCAGCCCCGATTGGGGTTCACAGACGACGAGGCCAGCCGGTCGAGGTCGAGTGAGAAAGGGATAGATGGACTTCGTTGAAATTTCAGACGAGTTCGATGTGACCGTCGCGGAAATGGACACACGTGCTGATTCCGCATCGGCTCTCGTTCGTCTGGATCCCGATACCATCGCAAGAGTCAGCGAAGGTGACGACGATCCGAAATTTGCGACGTTCATCATCGAGTCAGGCAAGTCGAGAAACGGCCGTATCTGGAATCCCGAGATATTTCAGAACGTAGCCGAGCAGATAAACAATGCCGGTGATGTCGTCGGCTATCTCGGACATGTCAAGCCGGAAGATTCCGGGCATGCATTTCCTCCTGTGCAGCTTCACTGGCTCAAAGCAAGGCTCAACGTCACGTCAGATCGGTGTCAGATGCTTGCCAAGGCTTATGTGCTGCCTGTGAGCACAGGAGCAGTGGCCAGGGATTACATCAGGCGAGGTTTTGTCAAGACCGTTTCATGGACTGGTCGTGTAAAAGCTCGTCAGACGACCAGAGGGGAGGAAATTTCCGAATTTAACCTCGAAAGCATCGACCTAGCCCGTCCACGTACCGCAGGGATGAAAACTGTGATTGTGGGTGGACTAACTTCTGAAATGGAAGAAGGAGGTAGCGAAGTGAAGCCAGAGGAAATTGCTGCGCTTCAAGAGAACGAGCTTCGCGCCCACAACCCGAATCTGGCAATTTCAATTGAGGAGGGTGCGAAGAAGCCAGTTCTGGCCGATCTGGAAACTGTCAGAACAGAGCTAGAGACGTCCAAGAGCAGCGCCGATCTTGTCTCACAGATTCGCAACGCTCTGAAATTGGACGACAATGCCGATGTGATGGAGGCTCTCGGTGCTCTGATCGCAAAGGCGAAGGAAGTCGCCAAGGGTGCGAGGACGAAGTACCTCGATGACATCCTCAATCGGAAATTCAAGGACGAGTCCACTCGAAATCTCGTTCGTCGCATGCTGGTCACGGAGATGGAGTCCGGTTCGCTCGTCTCCGAGATGACCAAGATCGAGAACGAGGAGGATGACGACAAGGCGAAGAAGGAAACCGAGCGTGTCGTCAACGAATTCATCGACGCCGACGACGATCTGAAAAAGATGGTCAGCGAGATGACAGGCTCAGGCGGTGCATCGTTCGGTGACGGCAACGGTAGCCGGGAAATCAAGAAGATCGAGCCGGGATTCGAGAACGATCTGATTTCAGTGCGAAAGGCTGGTGACTGAAAATGCCCGATCCTAGCGATGGCATGAGCTATCCGAATCGACCCGAGGAGATGCAAGACATGGAAATGGAGCCTGTTGTGGTCGGCCCTGGCTCGTATGCTTCTCCTGATCCAACAACAGAGGCAGCGAGGCTGCTTCCGCTCTCGGATCATCCTCTGGCAGATGAAATTGCAGAGGACTACGGAGCAATGGGCGTCACGCCAGAAGGTGAAGTCGTTCAGAAGGAAGCAGTAGCCGCAGAAGGCGAAGCAGAAGCAGAAGGTGAATCTGAAATCGACTCGATGACGGTTGCCGAGTTGGACGAAGCATACGGCGATCACGAAGATTACCCCGAGTCCGGCAACAAGGCTGCGAAGGTCGCATTTGCCAAGTCGGTCGAGGAGGAGTGAGCAATGGGTCAGCTGAAAGGTGACGGCCGAGCAACAAACGTCCCGGCTGTTCCAGCTGGGCAGTACAACTTCGGTGAACTTTTCCGAATCAACGGCATCAACGGCATCATGATGAAAACCATCAACACGGCAGACACTCTCCGAGCCGCAGCGATGGAAATTTCATCTGAGCGCATCTGGTTCGTGGTAGTTCCAGTGGCCACGGTGGCTCCGCAGGGAGCCTATCTGTACTGGACAGCCGGTGCAGGCGTGAAGAGAGGCGACACGGACATCACAGGGACAGCTACAGGCACACCGATTGCACTGGTCGAAGACGCCAAGGATGCAAACAACGTTGTTGGCGTTCGTGTACTCAACGTTGGCCCATAATTCAGGAGGAAACTGATGGGTCTTTACAACGAAGGGGAATTCACCAAGCTTCGGCAGCCGAAATACAAGGGTGTCGAGCGTGTCGGCACGTTGCAGACGGTGAAAATCTACAACGTGTCGGAAATGATGTCTCAAGTCGATGACTACCAGCATGAATTGGAATTCATCGACTTGAAAAAGCCTGTCTCGGAAATGATTACGACGAGCCAGGGTCAGATGGCACTGCTCGAAAAAGTGCGTGTGGATGTCGATTTCGGCCTGGCGGACATCCCGCTGCTCTACGAGCCGGTGTACGACCGCATTCCAGGCCCGTTTCCCGGTGGCGTAATTCAGATCAACGAATACACGTTGCAGGGAAATGTCGTCTTCCTCGAAAAGTTCGAGGGTGGCGAGGTTTCATTCGGAACGCTGGCAACCGGTGTACCGACAACTGCCTCGATCACGACCTATGCTGCTGCTTTCGAGTGGACAGAGGACATGATCGAGTTCGACAAGACGTGGGAAATTACACTCAACAACCGTGCATTCGGCCGCAGCTACAACATGCTGCTCAACCATCTGCATCTCAGCCCGATCATCGCTGCGACATATTCAGGAACCAACTTGATCGCAGCCGACGCAACAGGCACGACTCAGCAGCAGAAGACGCTGATTACGTTCCAGAACGCCTACAAGGCCGCAGTGCTGGCGATTCCGCAGCGCACGCCGACTGTGGTGCTTGCAAACGAGGCGGATCGTTTTCAGATCGAAGATGCTCTGCTCACGCCTGTTCCGGATGCTCAGGGAAACCCACTTCCGCGTGTTCCTGTGTCAACGATCATCTACTACAACGGCGCAACTGTTGTCAACGGTCTGAAAACGTATGCGTATCCCGGTGTCACGCAGGGTACGTGTTATTTCATCTACCCGAAGCAGCGGTTCAAGGAATTCGTCCATCACGATCTGCGCATCGACATCGGCCCAAGTGATCTTTCCCGTCTGATTGAAGGCCAGCAAGTCGGTCGCTCGCGTCGTGGCCTGTATGCCGATCTGAACAACTCCGTCGAGAAGCTGACACTGCCGTGATGAGAACCAAGCTAAGGAAGTATTGCGGGGGATGCGATACTTTGAAATCCTCTAATGATTTTCATACAACTCTCGGGAATGTGGAAGATGATCCTCAGAGACTCAGGGATCTAATTTCATATCTTGAGAAGACTCAAGGGGGTGATCTATAGTGGCTACAACCAACTGGTACGGTTTGGCCCATAAAAGACCAGTGGGGATCGGGCACGGCTGTTAACTGGTCGAGCGATACGATCAAGGTGTCGCTTCACACGGTGTCCTACTCGGTCAACCAAGACACGGATGAATTCTGGACTGTTCCCTCGACGTATGAAATCTCAGGAACAGGCTACACAGCCAGAGGAGTGGCGCTCACCGGCAAGTCGCTCAACTACAACGCTGCTACCAACGAGGCACAGCTGTTGGCGGCAAACGCATCGTGGACTACCGCGACATTTACAGCACGTACAGCGGTGGTTTACAAGGACACCGGCACAAACGGCACGTCTGGGCTTATGGGCTACGTGGGCTTCGGTGCCGATCAGTCGGTGTCTTCGGGGACATTCACGATTCAGTGGGACGCAACCGGCGTTCTGAAAGTAGTGGCTTCGTGAAATGATCCGCAAGGACGTTCTCGTAAAAGCTCCGCCTGGAATCTGGCGAACAGGCTCGCTGCCAGACGTCAAAGAGGCAGCAGATCTGACCAAAGACGACATCATTCAGATGCAGGCAGTCGATATCTCGCATTTGCGTGAAGAAATCGAAATTCAGAAGTATTCGGCTGAGACGATGGCAAGATTTGCCATCTGCCTGATCCACATTTTCAGAGAACACACTGGATCTGATGTCGTTCGGGTTCCGGCGGAGCTTTATGAGCGCATGAAAGAGGCTGAAATTCAGATTGCTCAGCCCGAAGAAGCCAATGGCGATGTATTTGGTCGCTATGTCGAAAAATACGACGGCAAGATGACTCTGCCGACAGGAGTGATACGATGAGCGCACGTGCGCGAGAGCCGAAGCCAGAAGAAGAGAACAAGGCTGCACCGGCAGAAGAAGCACAAAAACCGTTTCGGATCATTTTCAAGCCACCGGAAGGCCATCCGACGACATTTACAGGCACAAGGATGGAAACCGACCCGGATACGGGTGAGGATGTGCCTGTCGAGGTCGAGCGCGAGTATCTGATGGACATGACCGTTCTGGCCAAAAGTCCCGAAGCAGCAAAATTCTATGCCGAGCGCCACGCTTTCAACTTGGCAGTGCAGGAAGCTGGCAGTGAAGACCCGGACGAAGTGCTGGCACAGCAATGGGTCGTGGAATCGGTCGAAGAAGACAAGCCAGCCGAGGAATAAGGGACAAAGGGATGGTTTCGCGTGAATTGAAATTGCGAAGCCATCCCTTTAGCCTGTAATGGCTGCTCCTGCCAACACAACGCTGGGTGTTATTGATTTCTTCGATAGGGCCGATGGCGCTATTGGATCGAATTGGGTAAATACAGGTGTTGAGACTGGCGATATTGGTATCAAGATATCCGGTAACACTTGTATTTCAACAGGCACCAGTGCCCCTGGATCGGGCAATTGGGCTTCTTCCTTTACCACCGGGCCGTTTGAGGCGTATGCCAGCATTCTGAACAATGCTGCTGGTGTAACTCAGTTGGCCATCATTACATCGAAGGGCAACGGATACATTTTTGCGGTGAACCAAGACGCAAATACCTTGGTCATCAGCAAAATCGTCAATGGCACCATAACCGTTCTGACTTCGGTATCGGCTACATACCAGGCCGGTATGGTGATGTATATGTATGTCGAGTCAGTCGGTGGTACTTCGACCAAGATCTACGGTGGCCACATTCCCAACCCTGGCGTGAATCAAGCAATTACAATTGATATCAATACGACAGATGCGTCTTTCGGTTGGATTGGCAGTAATCCGGTTTATCTGGGTGTAAGGCTGACTGGTGCTACTGCGACTTTCGGTGCGGTCGATAACTTCGGTGGTGGAGCGCTTGTTTCCAGTCCTACTATTTCAGCACCAGCAGGGGTAGCCACAGCACAAGCGGTTGCGCCAGGAATTTCAACTGGCGTACCACCGATGGTTCCGACGTTCAAGGGCTATACGTCGAACGGGCCTACGACAGGGACGACGATCACGTGTGCGGCTTGTGCAGCCGGTGATGCGGTAGCTGTTGGCGATCTGCTGCTTCTGACGAGCTACATCCCGACTGCCAGCGATAACGTCTCTGGAATTACAGACACTCAGGGCAACACATGGTCGTTCATCCGCCGTGATGTAAATGTAGCTGGCAACGGATTTCATACGCTAGAGGTCTGGTACACGATTGCGACCTACGCGATGACGAGTTCTGACGTCATCACGGTGACGTTCCCATCGACGCAGGCAAACAAGGGCGTCATGGTCGCTCATTTCAACAACATTGCTCCTACGCCTGTCGATGTGAGCGTGAATGGGTATGTATCTGGCAATGCGTCTACGACGATGACGGCGACTGCGACTCCTGCGACGACACAGGCATCTGAATTAGTCTTTGCGGCCTGGGGATTGTTCAACAATCCCATTGGTACACCGTCGCCCGGTAGTGGCTGGACTGGTGTTGGCTCATTTCTCTGGGCATCGAGTCAGCTGGGCATCTACTTGGAATACAAGAATGTCACGGTGACAGGCACGCAGACGGCGACTGCATCGACTTCGACAGCTACGGGGCAGTACAAATGGGTCGTTGTCGGACTGAAGGCTGCGACAGCCTTAAACGCGACTGTCGTAGCGCCACCGGGATCTGAAATTGCAAATGCGGTTGCGCCAACGCTGACAGTTGCGCCGGTTGCTCCTGCCGGTGTAGCCACAGCGCAGGCAGTAGCACCAGTTATTTCAATTTCGTCCACGGTTGTCATGCCGGTAGGGATAGCGACTGCTCAAGCAGTTGCGCCAGCGTTGGTGACGTTGGTCGTAGCTCCTGCTGGACTGGCTACAGCGAGCGCAGTTGCTCCTTATTTCACAGTTTCGACACTCACAAGTGTCGGCATAGCGACTGCGAACGCTGTTGGGCCGAGTTTTGCTGTTACGCCTGTGGTTCCTGCGGGAGTGGCTACAGCGACAGCTGTAATTCCTCTCTGGTCGAG